CACCCCTGTGAAGACTGTGGGGTCTACGACTGAGCGAACATAAGCGGACTTATCTTCTCTCACCTTCACGCCTCTTCCACCGAAGGTGGCATTTTAAAGTCGTTCCGCCTTTTTGCATGAATGTTTGGCAAATTTTTCTGCGAAATTGCAACACCCGAGGCGACAGAAATCTCCTGATCCCTTGAGGGATAGTTGATGCTGTACCGTCTGCACCTGGTTAACAGGATTGTCCGTTGAATTGCAAGTGCATCTCCAAGGGACTGCAAACTCATTTGTTCCAAATAATCTGATTAGATTCTTACACGAATCACAGATTTGTTTGTTCGAGCTCGTAGAACTCTCACTCATATCGATCGCCAACAATGAGGGCAAAAAGCCCTATTCGGTTCATTGTTTCTAAGCCAATCGTGTATTTTCCAGCAGTCAATCATATTCTAGCACCAGTTTATGCTAGTGATTGTCAGTTATTATTCTTCTTCATCTGCAGCTGCAATTACAAGTTTATTCCAGCATTCCCAGCAGATGCGGGCTTCGCCATCAAGAATAGCCACCTCGCCACATTCGGGGCATGGTTTTTCTTGATCTATATTCCCCATTAGAATCCCTTCCAGCTGAATGGATTCAAATCCATATGGAGTACAATCGGAGCGATTGTCATCATTGATGAACCACTTTTCTTTTTATCTCCCTGGGGGAGTGGTTGTAAAGTGTCCATAAATGTCGCTTCCATGGCAAGTTCCGTCGGACTCTTGCCCTTAATTAGGTCGCTAACTGTCCATCCGACCATAAGGACGGGGACACCATATCGAAGTACACGACCTCCGATAATGGTCATTCGACTTCTCCTTCTAGACTTTGCAAGTCTTATTTCACGTTCAGGAGTAGTTTCGATTGAGTGTAAATAGTCACGTCCTTTAGGCGTAACTCTAATTTTCCCCCTGGCAGTACGATCTGCTCGAACAAACTGAGTTGTCGATTTGTATCGTTTACCTTTACCAGGAGAACCTTTCACTTTCAAAGCAACATTGCGTTGCTTTGCTGATGCCCGGTCAAGTCTTTCCCTTTGCATTGAAAGTGCGGCTTCGTTAGCAGTGATAGTTCCCTGCTTAACATAACTTCCAGTTATCTGCGTTGTAATTTCCGCAGTTGGATTAGCGAGAGTATAGACGCCACGAGCCGTGATAGCGTCCCCAAGAATCTTGGCTCCAAGATTACTTCCCTGTTTAATAGCGAACTTTTCGCTTGGCGAGAGTTCGTCCTCCCTTTTTACGGGAGCCACGAAAGGATAGGGCTTTCTTTGAATGAAACACGCAGTACTTTGTTCCCTTTATGCAGGAAGCCTTACATCGGCGTTTGCCGATCATCTTTCGACATTGTGCCATTAAGCACAGACTCCTGTTCCATACGTCAAAGCCTTTTCAAAAAGGCCGGTGGAATACAGAAGGATGGTTACAACCATCATTTCGATTCTGTTTTCCTTGAGGAGAGAGAGGACCCTAGCTGATTGCGTGAGTTTCACGCATTCTTCCGAAGGTGCCAGACTACTAGGGTCCATCAAAGAGACTCTCCTGTTTCTTCAACATCTAGGACCAATTCCCACTCGTCGTTGGAATCTGCAAGTCCTGATGTGTTAAGTTGGACAAGTCCACATATAGCTTTGAAACCGTGAATGTTCATTTGAGCATTCGACGATGTTGTAAAAGCGGTTGAGACTCGTTGAAGATTTTGTTGTCCTGTCCCAGAATGGATCATGCCAAAATGTGAATCTTCATCGTAAGGAGGCTGGTCGCCTTCAGCAGAGATGATAGTCAAGCGATCATCATCAGAATCACCTGCATCAAACAAGTTTGACAGTGCATCGCCTACATCGGGTATATCGTGTGGTGCGTTGAACGAAGGCTGTGGCCTCGAGTTAAACCACGATTCTACTAATCCCAACCGAGTCCAGTTTGGATTTGACCCGACGTGATGACCTACAATATGAAGTTCAAATTGGTCATTTACGGGTTGAGGACCATCTGGGTCCTCCGATGTCAATGTGGAATAGTCCCACTCTGGGGCTGTTCCATTGTAAAGAGCACTTGCATTTGCGTCTACTGGTAAAAGTACATTGCTTGATTCCGACATTGCTCCATCAAGATAGATTTTGAAATCATTGTACTTTCCTGTTCCAGTAGCGTCAGTTTTCTTCAGAGTCTCTGAAATCATTCTTTTCCAGATTCGGAAACCACGCTTAATCGCTGTTGTGGTTACCCAATTGTCAGGGGCAACATTGAGGTCAATGCGGCTACCGCCAGAATCAACATAGTACCCGCCATAAACGGTTACGTTTTTCATCTGACGCTTCATTCTCCTAGCAACCAAGCTGAGTGCTTGATTGAGATCGATATATTTGGTTACATTCCCACTGCCGTGGAATCTTAGTCTGTGTACAGGCATGATTTACTGCTGATGCAGCCAGTTTAAAATCATATTCCCCATACACACCCCTGTGAAGACTGTGGGGTCTACGACTGAGCGAACATAAGCGGACTTATCTTCTCTCACCTTCACGCCTCTTCCACCGAAGGTGGCATTTTAAAGTCGTTCCGCCTTTTTGCATGAATG